GCAGAACACCTCGCCGATCGCGATCGGCACCGGCTTTACGCTGACGGCGCTCGCCGCCGGCGTGCCGCCGCCCGGCATCGAGCCGGCGCCGATCCTGTCGGCCGGCACCGTGCTCGGCGCGACGCTCGACGGCAGCGCTGTCGCGACCGCCGGCAGCAATACCGGCACCGGCACGTTCGGCGCGATCACCAATCTGGCCGGCGCGCCGGTCGGTACCTACACGCTCGCCTGCATCCAGGCGACGACCGGCACGCCGGCGGCGACCGGCATCCCCGAAGCGGGCAACGTCGGCACCGGCTCGATCGGCACCGTCACGCCGGGCTCGGCCGCCGCGCTCGGCGCCTACAAGCTGGTGCTGACCGCGACCGGCGCCACGGCGGCGTTTGACGTGTTCGGGCCGACCGGGGCCTTGGTCGGCACCGGCAACGTCGCGTCGGCCTTCGCGCATGGCGGCCTGAGCTTCACGCTGGCCAACGGCGGCACGATGACCGCCGGCGATACCTGGGACATCGTCGTCACCGACAACGGCGTCTGCCAATTCAGCATGACCGACCCGAAAGGCGTCGCATTGCCGAACGTCATCGCCGGCACGGCCTACAGCGACGAACTGGCGTTCACGCTGAGCAACAGCGCGACTAAGTTTGTCGTCGGCGACAGCTTCACGATCGCGCTGTCGGCCGGCAGCGGGTACTGGGCGCCGCTCAACCTCGGCGCCGTCGACGGCACGCAGAACCCCGCCGGCATCCTCGCCAACGAGACCGATGCGAGCCAGGGCAACACCAAGGTCACGGTCATCGACCGCGCCGCCCAGGTCAACGGCTCCGAGCTGGTCTACCCGAACGGCGCGTCGGCCTCGCAGATCGCCGCGGTCAACGTCCAGCTGGCGGCGCTCGGCGTCATCGTGCGCTGAGCCGCGCCCTCACTTTGCAAAGGAGCCAAGCATCATGGCATCGCTCGATGTCTTCAACCAGGACCCGTTCACGACCATTCAGCTGACGACGGCGATCGAGCGGGTGCCGTACCTGCCGATGGGCATTGATTCGCTCGGGCTGTTCGAGCCGAAACCGATCCGCAGCAAGGTCGCGATGGTCGAGCAGCGCCAGGGCATCCTGCAGGTGCTGCCGTTCAGCGACCGCGGCGCGCCGCGCACCGAGCGCACGACCGAATTGCGCACGGCGCGGCACTTCAACGTGCCGCATATCGGCATGGCCGACACGCTCTACGCCGAGGAGATCGCGGCGATCCGCGAGTTCGGCAGCGAGACCGAGCTGATGCAGGTGCAGAAGGAACTGGGGCGCCGCCTGGTCGGTCCGACCGGACTGCGCAGCAACATCCTCTATACGCTGGAATACCACAAGCTGGCGGCGATCCAGGGGCTGCTGCTCGACAGCGACGGCGAGGTGCGGTTCAACTGGTTCAACGAATTCGGGATTTCCCAGCCGACCGAGATCGTCTTCAACTTCGCCAATCTGCAGTCAGAATACATCTCGTCCGGCATCGCGGCACTGCGGCCGTTGTGCAACCAGCTCGTGCGCAACATGAAGCGGGGTGCGCAGGGCGCCTGGATCGAGGGGCGCAGCCGCGCCGCCGCGTTGTGCGGCGATGCGTTCTTCGACGCATTGATCAGCAATCCCGAAGTCCGCGGCACCTACCTGAACTGGATGCAGGCGGTCGAGCTGCGCCAGAACCTCGCGTTCGAGGTGTTCAACTGGGGCGGCATCGACTGGGTCAACTACCGTGGCTCCGATGACACGCTCGGGCTGGTCGGCAGTGCGACGAGCGGTTCCGGCGTCATCGCCTGCTCGGGCGTCCAGGCGTCCTACACGATCTTGGGCAAATCGGTGCCGGTTGTCGGGCTGCAGGTCAGCGGCCCCGGCATCCCGGCCAATGCGACGGTCGGCTCGGTCGTCGCCGGCACCAGCTTTACGCTGGCCAACAGCGTCCACGCCAACCAGACCGTCGCCGGCGTTTACAACCTCGGCGGCGGCAACCAGTACACCGGGGGCGGCGCGATCGCGATCCCGGCCAACAAAGTCAAGTTTGCCCCGCGGTTTGCCCCGGGCGTCTTCGAGAAGATCATGGCGCCGGGCGACAGCTTCGAGTGGATCAACACGCTCGGCAAGCCGGAATACGTCCGCATCATCCCGGACCGCGACCGCAACGAATGGGTGCGGGCCGAGATGGACACCTACCCGCTGCATATCTGCACCCGGCCCGACACATTGCAGTCGGGCACGATGGATGCGACCGCCGACTGAGCGTAGCGCCGCCGTTTGGGGAGGCTGAGCAATGGCCGAGCATACCGTGGTCTACCCGAAGCCGGGGGTGACGATCTTCCTGCCTGGCGGCACGTTCGGCTTTGCCGCCGGGCCGGTGCCGCTGCGCAGCGACCATGCCGCGCTGCTGCGCGCCGCCGGCCACGTCGAGACCGAGGCCGACCGGCAGCCGGCGGCGGCGAAGGCGCTGCCTGCGGCCGCTGACGCGGCAGCGCCCCCGGCCGACAAGGCCTGATGCCGCTCGATCTCGACGCGCTGGTGCTCGCGCCGGCGCACGCGGCGTTCGGCGAGGCCAATCGCGGCTTCGCGGTGCCGGAGTACACCCCGGCCGGCGGCGCCGCGTTCGCGATCGACGGCGTGTTCCGGCTGCCGACGCAGGATGTGTTCGAGCGACTCGGCGCCGGCGGCGCGCCGGGGATGACCAGCCGCAAGCCCGAGCTCGACTTGCGCGTGTCGCAGTTTCCCGCCGGAATCGTGCCGGCGCAGGGCGACCAGGTCACGGTGCGCGGCGTCGCCTATACGGTCGCCGATGTCCGGCTCGACGGCGACGGGCTGGCGACGCTGGAGCTGCGCGAGGCGTGACGCCTCGCACGCTATTACGCCAGGCGGCGCTCGGGGCGTTGTCGGCGGCCGCGGCGCTCGACCCGCCCGACCCGGATTTTGCCCCGCTGATCGGCGCGCCGGTCTATGTCGGGCAGAGCTGGCCGTCGCAATCGCCGGCGCCCGGCAGCGCGCCCTTGCCGAACCAGCTGCTGCTCTACGGCTGGGAGGAGAAGTCCGAAACGATCTCGCAGAACACGACGGCGCCGCAGTTCAAGACGGTGCTGACGCTGGTCGTCGAGGCGCGGGTCGAAACCCGGACGCCGGCGGCCAATGCCGCGTTGCCGGCGGTGCCGAGCGCGATGCAGATCGCCGCCGCGATCGACGGCCAGCTCGAAGCCCTGAGCTTTGCGGTCAAGAAGGCGGTGTGCCAGGGACTCGGCGTCGCGGTCATGGCGCTCAACGGCGGCGTGGCGGCGCTCGAGGAGATCCGCAGCATCGAGACCGCCGACCGGCTCGACGATATGGGCCAGCGCATCGCCGGCAACGCCGCGCTCGCCTTCGAGCTGGTATTGACCGAGACCTTCGAGCCGCTGATCCCGAACGCGCTCGGCGAACTGGTCGGGCTGATCAACCCGCAGGCCGGCGCGATCCCGAACGAGGGCAACGCCGGCAACGGCGAAGTCGGCCCGATCGCGGTCGGGCTCGGGGCGCAAATCGGCAGCTACGCCATCGCGTTCACCTCGGCGGCCGCGTTCAGCGTGACGGCGCCGGACGCCAGTGCGGCCGGCAGCGGCACGGTCGGCGCGCCGTTCAGTGGGGGCGGCCTCAGCTTCACGATCGCCGGCGGGCTGGTGCCGTTCAGCGCCGGCGACGGCTTTCAGCTCGTCGTCGAGGTGGCGGCCGGGAATTACGTCAGCTTCGGCGCCGCCCCGGCCAGCAGCGAGTTCATCCTCGACGTGACCCCGGTCAGCGGCCGCTGAGGCTGGTGCGGCGTTTCGCGAATTCAGCTTGAGGATCATGTCGCATGTCGGACATCCCGTTCACCCAGATCCCGGCGAACAACAAGGTCCCGTTCTATTTCGTCGAGTTCGACAGCTCGAATTCCGGGGTCGCCGGCGGCGGCCTGCAGAATTCGCTGCTGATCGGCCAGACGGTCAACGCCCAGCCGGTCCAGCCGGTTTATGTGCCGAGCGCCGCGTGGGCGGCCAACCAGTTCGGCGCCGGCTCGCACCTCGCGTTGATGGCGGCGGCGTACTACCAGGGCGATCTCGAGGGCATCCTCTACGCCTTGCCGCTGGCCGATGACGGCAGCGCGACGCAGGCCGAGGGCAATTTTTCGTTCGTCGGCCCGGCGACCGCCGCCGGCACGCTCTACCTGATGGTCGCCGGCCGCGAGGTCGCGGTCGGCGTCGCATCCGGCACCGCCGCGACAGCGATCGCGACCGCCGTCGCCGCCGCCATCATCGCCTACCGCGACGCGAACGGCATGGCATTGCCGGTCACCGCCGCGGTCGATGGCACAAACGCCTACCAGGTCAACATCATCGCGCTCAACGGCGGCGCGGTCGGCAACGCTATCCCGCTCGGCCTCAATTATTTCGGCAGCGCGGGCGGCGAGGCGACGCCGGCCGGGGTCACGGTCACGGTCACCGCGATGGTGGGCGGCGCGACCGACCCGTCGTTCAGCGGCGTCGCGGCGGCGCTCGGCACGACCAGCTACGATTTCATCGCGCTCGCCGGCTACACCGGCGCGACCCAGCTCAACGCGATGCAGGCTCTGATGAGCTTTGCCTCGGGCCGCTGGTCCTATTCGCAGCAGCTGTTCGGGCATGTCTGGACCGCCTACCGCTCGTCCGGCTTCTCGGGCAGCGACCTCTTGACCTTCGGGGCGACCCGCAACGACCCGCACATGACCGTGATCGGCTACGAGGCCGGCGTGCCGAACACGCCGTTCGAGATCGCCGCCGGCTACATGGGCGCCTTCGCGCAGGCCGCGAAGGCCGATCCGGCGCGGCCGTCGCAGACGCTGCTGTGCCCCAACATCCTGCCGGCACCGGCCGGCAGCCGCTTCGGCTTTGCGACCTTGCAGGCATTGTTGTCGACCGGCATCGCGTTGATGCAGCCGTCGCCCGGCGGCACGATGGAGATCCTGCGCACCGTCACGACCTATCAGCTGAACAGCTGGAGCCAGCCCGACGCCTCCTATCTCGACGCCGAGACGCTGTTCATCCTGATGTTCTACGTGCGCGACCAGAAGGCCAACCTGACGCAGAAATTTCCCCGCGCCAAGCTGGCGCAGGACGGCACGAGTTTCGGCCAGATGGGCAACCTCGGCACTGACACGCCGTCGATCGTCACGCCGAAGGTCATGAAGGCCGAACTGGTCGCCGAATATGCCCGGATGTGCCCGGGCGGCGATTTGGTGACGATCATGCAGGACCCGACGACCTATGCCGCCGGGCTGCAATGCCAGATCAACGGGGCGAACCCCAACCGCCTCGACATCCTCGACGACCCGGTCCTGATCGGCGGGCTGCGGATGATCGCGGTATTGAACCAGTTCCGCCTGACCGACAACCCGGCCGGCGCGGCCTGACGCAAAGGGAGCTTGAGCCATGGCAATCGGCCCGATCGCCGGCATCGCGTTCTTCAAGATCAACGGGTTGCAGTACGAGCTGCGCGGCGAACTCGAGATCCAGCCCAACGTGACCGAAAACGAGTGGCTGGCCAACCAGGACGGCACCCAGGTGTTCACCCAGAAGGCGGTGACGCCCTACATGCAGCTGAAGGTGTCGGACAGCGACGGGCTGTCGTTGCAGGCGCTGAACGCCGCGCAGGGCGTCACCGTCACCGCCGAACTGATCAACGGCAAGACCTACACGTTGCAGCAGGCGGCGCAGTGGGGCGAAACCAAGCTCGACACGGTCAAGGGCGAGATCACGTTCAAGATCGGCGGCGTCGCCTGCTACGAGCTGCAGTAACCGCCCGTCTTTCCTCAACCATTTCAGCGGAGCCCGCAGGCATGGCCGATGATGACAATGTCTTCACGTTGAAACTGTCGACGCCGATCCCGGCGCACGGCGAAACCCTCAGCGAGCTTAAATTGCGCCCGCCGCTCGTAAGCGAGCTGCGCCGGGCTGGCGCGCCCTTTGTCGGCGGCCTGGGATCAAGCGCGCCGGATTTCGGCAATTGCGCCTTACTGATCAGTTTGATGTGTGGCATCCCGCCGTCGAGCGTCGACCGCATGGAGTACAACGATTTTGCGTCGGCGTGCGCAATTTTGGTGGGGTTTTCCATGGGCGCGACGGCAAAGTCTCTCTCCGAGATCCGCGCGTCCTTATTGACCTCTGTTTCGACCTCGCGTGGTTCTGGAAACTTGACCCCTACCGAGTGATGGAGTTGTCGCACACCGAGCTGGCGCTGCTCGAAGCGCAGTCGCACCGCATCGCCGACCGAATAAGGGACCAGTAGATGGCCTCCGACCAGACGCTGCGCGCGATCATCACGGTGCTCGACCAGACGGCCGAGCCATTGCGGCGGATCAACGAACGGTTCCGCACGATGTCGGCGCCGCTGCGCGAGATCCACAGCCGGCTCGGCGAGATTGGCGAGCAGAGCGGCCTCAAAAACCTCGCCGAGCATTCCCGCCTGGCATTGGAGCGGGTGCGCGGCCTCGGCGAGGGGCTGTTCGAGCTGTTGACGCCGCTGGCGGCATTGGGCGCGGTCGGCAGCATCGCCGGGCTCGGCGAGATCGTCAAAAAGACGACCGAATATTCCGAGAAGCTGGGCTTCTCGGCGATCCAGACCGGGCTATCGACGAAGGCGATGGCGAGCTGGCACTACGCCGCCGGCATCGCCAACATCGACGCGCAGCAGCTCGACCGCAGCTTTACCTACCTCAACCGGCGCATCGCCGAGGCGGCCAGCGGCAAGGCCAAGGATGTGCAGTCGCTGTTGCTTAAGCTGGGAATGCACAACGCGCCGGGCCACATCGCCGATACGGCCGATGCGCTCGGGCGCCTCACCTGGGAAACCAAGCACCTGATCGATACCGGGCAGACGCCGCTCGCGACGCAGATGCTGTCGACGATGCTCGGCGAGCGCATGGGCGCCCGCCTGATGCCGCTGTTCGGCAAGGGGCAGGACTGGATCGGCGAGATGTTCACCGACGCCGCGGCGCACGGGCTGATGCCGACCAAGGAAGAGACGCAGGGCGCGCTCGAATTCGAGGAAGCCTACAAGGGCATGAGCGGCGCCGTGCTCGGTCTGCAATTGGCGATCGGAAACCAGCTATTCCCGTCGCTGACCGATGCAGTCAAGGGCATGAGCGCCTGGATGGACGCCAACCGCCCCTGGCTGGCGCAGCAAATCGGCGACGCGGTCAAGGAGTTCGGCACCTACCTGAAGGGCATCGATTGGAAGGGCGTGATTGGCGGCATGCGCGAGTTCGGCAGCGCGGCCGCGTGGGCATACAACCACCTCGGCGGCATGACTCTGGTACTCGGCGGGATCGCGGCGCTGACGTTCGGGCCGGCGATTGCGAGCTTCGCCTCTCTCGGGGGCGCCATCGCGCAGACCGTCGCCGTCGTCGGTGCGGCGCTGCTGGCAAATCCGATAGCGGCAGCGATCTTGGGCGTGGCCGTCGCGGGCGGCATCGCGGGTTACGAGATCTATGAACATTGGGACACCATCAAGGCGAAGGCGATCGAAACCTGGGGATCGGTCACCGCGAGCCTGTCGAAGGCCGCCAAGCTGATCGCCGATGCGTGGCGCCCGGAAGTCGAATTCTTCCGCGTCCTGTGGAATGACATTGACGACGTCTTCACGGACGCCTGGAAACGCCTTGAGCCGATCACCGACAAGATGCGCGATGCCGCCATGGGGCTGTGGGGCTACCTCACGCCGGTCCCCGAACACGTGCCGGGCACGCCGTGGACGCCGGCGCAATTGCGCGCGCACGCCGCATCGACCGGCGCCGGCGCCGGCGGCCCGGTACTGGGGCAGATCGTCGGCAGCCTGCGCGCCGGCGGGGCGACCGATGCGGTGATCCAGGGCGTCGTCGCGGCGGCGCTCGGCGAGGGCGGCGTGTGGCAGGGCTGGAAGCCGGGCGACAACGGCACCAGCTTCGGTCCCTGGCAATTGCATCAGGGCGGCCGGCTCGACGCCTATCTCGCCGGCGGCGGCCAGGTGGGCGATGTCGCGGCCCAGACGCGCTATGTGCTGGCCACGATGGAGCGGCTACACCCCGGCTTCCGCTCGCAAACCGACCCCGACGCGGTCGTGCGCGAGATGCACGACCGGTTTCTCGATTACGGCGCCTCGCCGGTCAACCTCGCGCCGGCCGGCGACCTGCTGGCAAAGCTGGCGGCCGGCGGCGGGCTGCGCGCCGGCGGCGCATTGAGCCACACCAAGGTCACGCTCGACCTGCAGGGCCTGCCGCGCAATACGCGGCCCGCGGTCGAGCATCTCGGCCACCCGGCCGATCTGGACCTCAACCTCGGCTACGCGATGCCGTTTTAGCGGTCAGGCTCATTTGCTGTCGCGCGGAGCAGCCAGGGACTGGCGGTAAAGCCCGGGGCGATTTTAGACAGCCGGCGCGTCTCGAAATGATCCCAATCGATCTTGGCGAATAGGGCACGGGTGAACCTAAAATTGAAAACGGACTGGTCTACAATATGTCCAAAATCATCTGCCGCGCCGAGAACGCTCTCGACAGTAAGAGAGTCAATCTCGCTTGACCGGTACGTACTGGGAAGCAAAAACGCCGTAACCTGAAGGAGCACTACTGCGGCGAGCGAAGTATCATGGGTGTTGATATAAGTTTGATCGTACTCCTGGTTTATCAGTCCCGCCTTTTGCAGCGATGGGATTTCATCAACTAGCGTCGACTGTAGGCAGCGCACCCGCAGATGCCCAAAGGGTACGCCGGCGGAAAGCGTATGTGTGCAGCCGAGAGCGTCGGCGATCTGCTCAGCGGAGTCCTCGGGCGCCCCCGCTGAACTCTCTGCTGCGAGGCGCGAGGCGGCAAGGTGAGTGAACAGCAGCGCCAGCAGCAATGCCCGGTGAAGCATGGAAAAACTCTCGGCCTGCGGTAGAGGGACGCGAGAGCACATTCAATTTGGAACCGACGGGTCTGGCAAGCAGAAAAGGCCCGTTGCAAAGCGCAGCAGGCTTCGGCAGAATCGGCGCGCGGCTAGCAACCGCACCGATAGGGCGATTGCCGTTGACGCGGCCGATCTCCCGAAGAGCATCATGCCCGCTTTGCCTTGCGGGCGTGCCCGGCCCCACTGTGCCGGGAGTCCCGCTGCCATGCAATACCCCGAGAGGGGGAAAGCGCGGGGCACGTGCCTTCGGTCGTGTTGCTAGCTCCCGGCGCCCGGTCCGTTACCGGGCCGCGGCCTAGCAAGCCGAACCGAGGAAACCGACGATGCCTTACGACCTGATGTTGGGCGGGGAGCATGCCTCGCCGCCGATCCCCGCGCAGGGGCGACCACGCCTGATCGCGATCGAGGGCAATGGCATGGAGCCGACGCTGCGGCGAGGGGATTTCGTCGTCGCGACGCCGTGCGATCGCTTCCGGTCCGACGGGCTCTACGTCGTCGAAATTGACGGCGAGGCGGTCGTCTACCGGTGTCAATACGATGGGGCCGGGAACGTCGTGCTGTGGTTCGACAACCCGCGGTTCAGCGAGCGGTGGTCGATGCCGCGCGCAGAGTTCGACAGGAAGGTGGTCGGCATCGTCGCCGCCGAGATCCGGGTGATCGACAGCCGGGTCTTCGAGGACTGCTATCAAAATTGACGATCAGGTTCCCGCGTAGCAGCGGGATGCGCGGCGGCTTCCGGTTTCCTCAGGCTTCTCTGGGGCCGGGAGTCGCCCTTCACTGGGCGACTGCCCGAACCGCGCCGGGTCTGCTAACCCGGCCCCAGAGGAGAGACAAGATGCAGACGACGATGACGCCGGCCGAATGGTCGGCGATCCCCGGCAACCCGCGCCAGCGCAACACCGAGGAGCGCGCCCGGCGGGCAAAGCACCTGTTGACGCCGTCGCTCGATCAGCAGGCCGTCAAGATGGCGGTGCTGCCCGACGGCCGCCGGTTCAAGGTCGACGGCCATACCCGCGATCTGTTCTGGCAGCAGCATGCCGAGCTGGCGCCGGCGGAGTTGTGGGTCACGGTGTATCACGCCGCCGATCTGGCGCAGGTCGTCGAACTCTATGACCATTGCGACAACCAGGCGGCGCTCGAAACCGCGACCGACAAGGTGTTCGGCAGCTTCCGCGAGCTGGGGTTCGAACCGGCGTCGGGCTTCATGCGGGTCGGCGCCATCGCGGCGGCGCTGCGGCTCGCCTTCAGCATCGAGATGCACGTCAACGCGGCGCATGTCGATGTCCACACGCTGGTCGCGCATTGGCTGCCCGAGCTGAAGCTGCTCGACGAGATTGCGATCAGCGCGACCTACTTCAATGGGGCAATAACGGCCGCCGCGCTGCTGACGCTGCGACGCAATAGGACCGCCGAGTTTTTGTACGTCGTGGATGAAAATGCTCCTCGGCGCGCTGGTCGGCCGAACGAGCGTGCGCTTGCCGTGAAAGAGTTCTGGGAGCGGTACGCAAGAAACGATGGCGAGAAGGCGGGGTTGAAGCTGGACGCGATCGAGGCTCTGCGGTTTCTGATCGACCGGCACCGCGAGACGCATCACCAAAAGAGCACCGTGCAGTTTCTCACCTCGCGCGCGGTGGCGTGCGTCGAGCGCTATCTGCTGAAGCGGAGCTATACGACGCACCCGAACGGCAAGTTGATCGTCAAGGCGATCGATCTCGCCGGCTATTTTCCGGCCGCGGCACAAATGGGGGCGCCGCCAGCGGTCGAATTGCGCAAGCGCGCCGCCGCCGCCGACGAGGCCGTGCTGCGATGAGCTTTTAGGGCGATCGGCTGATGGCGTTCGGGTTTTCCTGGCGCGACGGGCTGCTGCGAGGGTCGTGGCGCGGCGTGCCGTTTTTTTGCCGCGACACCGGCAACCCGGCCGGGCAGCGCCTGGCGGTGTTCGAGTTCCCCGATTCGGACGCGGTCTACGTCCAGAGCCTCGGGCGCGGAGCCAAGGAATACCGCCTCGACATCTACGTCGTCGGCGACGACTACATGACGATGCGCGACGCGCTCGAAGCGGCGCTCGACAGCGACGGGCCAGGCACATTGGTGCACCCGTACAAGGGGCCGCTGCAAGTCTACGCCCGGTTCCCCTGCATGCTGCGCGAGCTCGCCGACAAGGGGCGCGCGGCATTTTTCGAGTGCAATTTTGTCGAGGCCGGCGGCGCCGAGCCGCCGTCGCCGACGCCCGACACGGCCGGCCAGTCGCTGACTGTCAGCCAGGGCATCCCGGCGCTCGCCGCCGGCAGCTTTACCGGGACGCCGGTCGATACCTCGACGCAGCCCTGGGCCAACATCGCCGCGCCGCCGGCGATGCCGGCGCCGGATATACCGTGACGGTCGCATGACGACGGTCTGGCAATATGACGGCCAGAGCACGACCGTGCAGGCGGCCGCGCGGGCGGCGCTGGCGGCGGCGCAGACGGCGCTCGCGGCCAACCTGACGGCGCCGGGCAGCGCCGCCGCGGCGGTGGCGGTCGCCCTGCCGCCATTGGCGGTCGCGCCGGACGATGCGCTCGGCTATGCCGCCGCGTTGGCGAAATTGCTGACCGATTACGTCGCCGGCATCGTCGGCGATGCCGCGACGGCCGCGACGCCCGACCCGACGCTGCTGCCGGGCTATGCCGACGCGTCGCGGCTGCCGCCGCTGCCGCTCGACCCGAGCCAGGGCCTCGCGGCATTGGCGGCCTTCGGGCCGGCGCCGGCGAGCGCCACCGGCATCGTGCTCGCCAACTGGACGGCGCTGATCCGACTGGTCGGCAGCACCGCGACGGCGGCGTTGCAGATGCTCTACGCGCAGACCGCGTTCGCCAGCGCCGGCGACGCCGCTTCCGCCAGCGCGCAGCTCTACGGCCTGATCCAGGCGCAGATCGACCTGGCGGCGGCGGATGACGACGACACGATCGTGCAGGCCTGGCTGGCGGCGCAGACCGCGGCGGTGACCGACCTCGCGGCGCGCGGCGAGGGGCTGCCGAACCTCGCGACCTTCACCGCGGCGGCGCCGCTGCCGGCGCTCTATCTGGCGCAGCGCCTCTACCAGGACGGCAGCCAGGCGGCGGCATTGGTGCAGCGCAACGCCGCGCCGCACCCGCTGTTCATGCCGCTCGCCGTCGAATACCTCGACGCGGGCTGTTGAGCCATGCCGGTGACGCTGACCGTCAACGGCCAGATCTATTCGCGGTGGAGCGCAGTGCGGGTGTCGCACTCGCTGCGCGCGGTCGAATCGGAGTTCGAGTTCGAGACGCCGGCCGAATTGCTGCCGCCGATCCTGCCGTTTGCGGCATGCACGGTCGACGATGACGGCGAGCGCGTGCTGACCGGCTATGTCGTGACGGTCGAGCCGGTCGTCGAGCCGCACGCGACGCGGGCGACGATCCGCGGCGGCTCGAAGACGATGGACCTGGTCGACTGCATGCCGAAATTCGCGACCAACCAGTTCCTCGGGGCAAAACTCGATGCGATCGCCCGTGCCGTCGCGACGCCGTTCGGCATCGATGTGACGCTCAGCAACAACGTCGATGTCGGCGGCGCCTTCACGGACGCGACGTTCGAGCGCTCGGAGACGGCGTTTGCGTTCCTGGAGCGTCTGGCGCGGCAGCGCGGCGTCCTCTTGACCGACAACGCCAACGGCGACCTCGTGCTGACGACGCTTGGCACCGCGGCGGCAGCCGCCTCGCTGGTCATGGGCCAGGGCGGCAACGTGACGCTGGCGCGCGGCAAGCTCGACGGCAAGGAGCGTTTCCAGGAATACGACATCCGCTCGCAGGCCGGCATGGCGGCGACCGGCGGCGCGGTGCAGCCCGGCATCAAGGCGATCGCCTACGATTACGGCGTGCCGCGCTACCGGGTATGGTCGGGGATCGCCGAATCCCAGCTGTCTGACGCCGATGCGCTGGTCCGCGTCCAGTGGGAAGCATCGACGCGCTCGGGGCGCTCGGTCAGCGCCCTGTTGACCGTGCCGGAATGGCGCGCCGGCGGCAAGTTGTGGCAGATGAACACATTGGCGTCGTGCATCGTGCCGCGCCTCGCGCTAAAGGCGCAGTTCCTGGTCGGCGGCGTGACGCGCCGCGAGGACGGCCAGGGGCGGCGCACCGAATTGCTCGTCGCGCCGCCGTCGGCCTATCTGCCGGGCCAGCTCAAGGTCAAGACGCCAAAGAACACGGCGAACCCATGGGAGGGGATCGTGCAGCCGCCGGGCGCGTCCGGGCCGGGGCTCGGGTGAACCTGCTGCAAGGGCTGCGCGACCTCGCCTCGGGGCTGGCGAACCAGGTCACCCGCGCGAAGCACGTGTCGGCCGTCTATGCGCCGCAGGGCGGCCGCATCTTCCTGCAGCTGACCGGGTTTGCCGACGAGGTGCACAACAACGTCGAACTGCTGCTGCCCTACGGCATGTCGGCGCGGCCGGTCGGGCAGACCGCCGACCTGCTGGTGTTCCAGGTCAACGCCAGCCGCGACCACAAGGTCGCGATCGCCGGCGCCGACCCGGCATTGCAGGTCCCGGATCTGGCGGAAGGCGAGTTCGGGTTTCGCGACGGCGCCGGGCAGCAAATCGTGTTCCGCAGCGACCGGGTCGAGGTTACGACGCCGAAAAAGCTGGTCGTCACGACGACCGGCGATTGCGACCTGACCGCGACCGGCAACGTCAACGTGCAAGGCGCGGCGATCGTGCTGGCCGGCGGCGGTCCAGCCGTCGCGCGGGTCGGCGACACCGTCACCTGTCCGGCCGGCACCGGCCACATCACCAGCGGCAGCGCCAAGGTCAATTCGGGGTAAACGGCGATGGATTTTGCCACCGTCCTGTCGCCCGAATTGGTGTTCGACTGGGCGCTCGCCGGCGGCGACCTGGCGAGCGACGAGGGGCTCTACACCGCGGTCGCGATCGCGCTGTTCAGCGACCGCCTCGCCAACCCGGACGATATGATCCCCGACGGCACCGCCGACCGGCGTGGCTGGGGCGGCGACGCCTACCTGCCGCCCTTGGCGAGCGGCACGCCCGACCATATCGGCTCGCGGCTGTGGCTGCTGTCGCGGGCCAAGGCGATCCCGGAAACCGCGCTCTTGGCGCAGGCCTATTGCGAGGAAGCACTGCAATGGCTGCTCGACGACGGCGTCGCCGCCGCCGTGACCGTGCCGCTGCCGAGTTTCTCCGGCCCCTCGATGATGGAGATCGTGATCACGATCGCGCAGCAGCAGGGGGCCGTCACCGCCAACCGGCGGTTCGCCTTCCAGTGGAACATGACGACGGGCAGCGTGTCCGGCGTCGCATTGCCGTGGGCCTGAGCCTGTGTCGTCGTTCCAGCGCCCGACGCTGGCGCAGATCGCGGCGCAGATAACCGCCGGCTTCCAGGCCTTGCTGGCGGGCGCCGTCACGGCCTTGCGGCGCTCCAACCTTGCGGTCACCGCGACCGTCACCGCCGCCGCGCTCGATGGCGAATACGGCTATCTCGACTGGATCATCGACAACGCGCTGATGCCGGATACGGCGACCCCGCCCTATTCGACCCGCTGGGGCGCGGTGAAGGGGGTGACGCCGAAGGGCCCGGTCGCGGCGACCGGCAGTGCGACGGTCAGCGGCGCGATCACCGGCACCGACGTGCCGCTCGGCACGCAGCTGCAATTGCAGCCGGGTCTCGTCTTTGCGACCAGCGCGGATGCGACGGCCGATGGCGGCGGCAATGTGACGGCGCCGATCGTCGCGGTGTTGCCGACGCCGGCGAGCGACGGCTCGCAGTGGAATTGCGGCGCCGGCGCGGCCTTGACCATGGTGCAGGGGATCGCCGGCATCCCCAACACCTGGGCCAGCGTCGCCGCGATCACCGACGGCGCGCCGCCCGAGAGCAACGCCGCCTTTGTCGCACGCTACCTGCAATTGTTCCGGCAGCCGCCGCAGGGCGGCGACCAGAACGACTACATCGAGTGGGCGCTCGAACTGCCGGCCGTGACCCGCGCCTGGTGCGCGCCATTGCAGAAGGGCGCCGGCACCGTCGTCGTCTATTTCATGGAGGATGTCGCCGAGAGCGCCTATGGCGGCTTCCCGCAGGGCACCAACGGCGTCGCGACGGCCGAGACCCGCGACACGCCGGCCGCCGGCGACCAGCTGGCGCTGGCCGATTTCCTCTACCCGCTGCGCCCGGCGACGGCGCTGGTCTACGCGTTTGCGCCGACCGCGGTGCCGCAGAACTTCACGCTGAAATATGTGCCGTCCGGCGAGCAGAGCGCCGTCGAGGCGGCGATCGCGGCCTTGCTGTTCCAGGAGGGCGCGGCTGCGAGCCTCAACAGCGCCGGCGCGGTCGTCGGCGGCACGGTCGAATTGTCGGACATCCAGGCGGCGGTGCGGGCGGCGCCGAACTGCGCCGGCGCGCTGGTGACGGCGCCGACCGACAACATCGCGACCTCGATCGGCGAGTTGCCGACGCTCGGCACCTGCACCTTCCTGTGAGGCATCTTCTTGTGAGGCGGGGCCGGTGAGCGACCTGCCGCCGAATTACGCCGGGCTCGGGCAGGGCGATTTCGCGGCGGCGCTGGGCAACGGCCTGTTGCCGCGCGGCCTCGCCTGGACCCGCCTCGCCGGCAGCGTGTTGCAGAATTTCTGGAACGCGATCGCCGGCGCCTTTGCCGCATTGCACGCGCGGGTCGGCGCATTGACCGAACTCGAGGCGTTTCCGCCGACATCGGTCGAGCTGCTGCCGGATTGGGAGCGCGTCCTCGGGCTGCCCGACCCGTGCCTCGGCGCCAACCCGGTTGTGGCGGCGCGGCAGGCCGCCGTGCTGGCGCGGCTGGCGGCCTCGGGCGGCCAGTCGATCCCCTACTTCCAGCAGCTCGCGCTGAACCTCGGCAGCACGATCACGGTCACCGAATACGCGCCGTTCCGCTGGGGTATCGACCATTGGGGCGCGCCGCTGCGCTGCCAGGCCTGGGCCTACATCTGGCAGGTCACGATCTCGGGCGGCGTCGAATACCGCTTCCAATGGGGCCGCGACCAGTGGGGCAGCCCGTTGTGGAGCTTCGCCGGCGGCGCCGTCGAATGCGAGATCCTGCGCCTCAAGCCGGCCCACACGCTGGTCGAATTTGTCGGCGGCGGCGACTTCATCGTCGACCTGACCCCGATGTGCTGAGGGAAATGCGATGCAATTGAGCGATGCCGGCGGCCAGCTCGCATCACGCCCGCCGCCGAACCCGGTCGTGTCGCCGGGCTGGGCCAACAACGACCTGACCGGCGCGACGGCGCCGACCGACGCCGATCCCGACTGGATGAATGCGGTCTCGGCCGAGTTCATGTCGCTGCTGACGCAGACCGGCCAGTCGGCGTCGAAGACCGATGTCGCGCAGGTCCTGAAGGCGATCCTGGCGGCCGCGACGATGGCCGATGTCGGCGGGGTCAACGCCTTGGCGGTGACGCCGCCAGTGGCGTTGCCGGCGGCCGCCTCGATCATCGACGGCACGGTATTGACCGTGTTGCCGGCCTACACCAACACCGGCGCGGCGACGCTGGCGGTGTCGGGCGGCTCGGCGGCGCCGATCACCTATCCCGACGGCAGCGCGCTCGCCGCCGGCGACCTCGTCACCGGCGTGCCGGTCGTGCTGATGAAGCGCACGGTCTCGACGGCGCCGGTGTGGTGGCGCTACAGCCGGCCGCGCGGCGGCCTCCTCAATATCCAGATTTTCAGCGGGTCCGGCACCTATACGCCGACCCCCGGCACCCGGTCGCAATTGGTCGAGATGGTCGGCGCCGGCGGCGCCGGCGGCGGCTGCCCGGTGACCAATGCCGGCGGCAACAACTATGCGGTTGGCACCTGCGGCGGTGCCGGTACCTACGGCAAAGGCTATTTCCAGGGGCTTGGCGTCGAGACCGTCACGATCGGCGCCGGCGGCGTCGCTGTCGCCGGCGCGAACGGCGGCAACGGCGGCGCAACCTCGTTCGGCGGCATGTCCTGCCCCGGCGGCGCCGGCGGCACCGCCTCGAGCGCGGAAGCGCAAGCGCTCTCGGGCGGCCAGGGCAGCAGCTCGGGCGCCGCGACGCTGGCCAACGTCATCAGCATCCTCGGCGGCACCGGCGATCAGAGCCTCGTCATCAGCGGCCAATGCGGTTGGGGCGGCGCCGGCGGCCGGTCGCAGCTCGGGCCGGGCGGTGCGGCGGCGACCGTCAACCTGAACGGCCTCGCCGGCAGCCAGGGCGGCGGCGGCGGCGGCACCGCCAGCTACGACGCCAGCGCCACGCTGACCGGCGGCGATGGCGGCGCCGGCCTCGTCGTCGTCTACGAATTCAGCTGAGGGAGATCGCGCCATGCGCCTCGTACGTGCGCTTGCGGTTGCGCTGCTGTCGCTCGGCCTCGGCGCCGGCGCGGCGCGGGCCGACCTGGCGACCTTCGGGTTCCAGTACGTGCTCCCGCACGGCGTCGCGAACTCGTTTGTCCAGAGCACCGACCTGGTCACCGACCTGCGCAATTTCGTCGGCGCGACAGTGCCGGCCAGCGCCGGCCAGGATACCGGCACCGAGGTCTACGCCCGCGGCCTGGCCAGCGTCGGCGACGGCTTTGGCGGCATGTTCTACTGGAACAGCAAGTCGACCGCTGCCGACGACGGCGCGACGGTGATCCAGCCGACCGCCGTCACCGGTCCCGGCCGCTGGCTCAAGGTGATCGGGCTGGTGCCGACCGCGCCGCCCGGCACGAACACGCAGCAGGTTGCGACTACGGCGTTCGTGCTGGCCAATGCCGGCAGCCCAGTCAGCGCGACGCCAATCGACCATTCCGGCAGGGTGGCGGTTGGTGGCGCGGCACAGACCCTGATGGCACCGAATGCGAACCGCCTCGGGTGCCTGATCCAGAACAATTCCTCCGGCGATCTTTGGCTCAACGACCTGACGACCGCATCGCCGGCAACGCCGAGCATTTGGCTGCCGTCCGGCGCCGCCTATCAATGCGACCCGGCGCCCCCGGGCGCGATCTCGGTTTACGGCGCCGTGACCGGCCAGCCCTATACGGCACGGGAGTGGTAGCGATGATGACCAAGACCCGCCGCTGCCGTCCTGGCCCGCTGCTGGTACTGGCCCTGGCCGTTGCCGCGGCGGTGCTGCTGCCCGGCGGCGCAGTCAGCGCCGCATCAACGCCGATCGACCATTCCGGCACGGTCACGGCTGGCGGCACGGCGCAGGCGCTGATGGCCGCGAACGCGAGCCGGCGCGGTTGTTTCGTGCAGAACAACTCACCCGGCGACCTGTGGTTCAACGATCTGACGACCGCCGCACCCTCGGAGCCGAGCCTTTGGCTGCCGCCGGGCGCGGCCTTCAGCTGCAATCCGGCCGCGCCTAGTGCGATCTCGATCTATGGCGCCGTGACGGGCCAGTCCTTCACCGCGCGGGAGTGGTAGAGATCATGGGAAGAACGATCAAGTGCCTCAGCGGTGCGCTCCTCGCGCTGCAATTACTAGGCGCTGCGTCCGCCTCGGCCGATATTGCCTACGCGCCGCACCAGCCGACGTCGGTGCAGTTCACCGGTGGTCCGCTGCTGACAGTCGGCGCGATCACCGGCGGGTCCGGCTATGTCGCCGGCACCTACACGAACGTGCCGCTAACAGGAGCCGCGGGCGGGGCGACCGGCGCCCTCGCGACGATCGTCGTCAACGGTGGCGGCGCTGTGACCTCGGTGACGATTACGCAGGGCGGCGCGACGATCGGTGTCAATGGCGCTACCGGGTACCTCCTGAGCGACGTGTTGACCGCCTCGAACACCAATCTCGGCGGCACCGGCTCGGGCTTCTCAACTCCGGTCGCGACGGTCCAGTCATACAGCTGGGTCGTGCCAGCCAACCTCACCCTGCTGCGGGAGAACGCGGTCGGCGGCGGCGCGGGCGGTGGCGGCGGGCAGCTGACGAGCGGCGCCGGGGGCGCGGGCGCGGGCGCGGGAGCCAATCTGGAAAATTTCCCGCTCGTCGTCACGCCCGGAGCTACGCTGACGGTGACGCCTGGCCAGCCCGGTCTTGGGGGCGCGATCGCCGCCAACGGGACGAACGCTACCGCGTCAGCGGTCACCGGCATGGTCTACGGGCCGCCTAGCATCAATGGCGGATCGCTGGGCAACGCCGGTAGCAGCGGCACGGGCGGTACGGGGGGCAACGGCGGCACGCCGGGCCAGGGCAACGGCGGCTCGGCGGGTGCGGTGGGCGGGTCGGCGCAGACTCCGCTTAGCCCCTACTACCTCGGCGGCGCCGGCGGTGGCGGTGGCGGCAACACGGCAGGGTCAGCAGGTGCGGGCGGCAACTCCGGGGTCGGCCCGTTCGCGGCCGCGGCCGGCGGAACGGGCAACGGAGCGGGCGCCGGCGGGGGCAGGTCGGTCTACGGCGATGGCGGCCGCGGCGGCAACGGCGGCGGCTCGTCGCAGCCCGGCAGCGCGCCCGGCAACGGTTTCGGCGGCGGCGGCGGCGGTGGCGGTCTCAACCAGGCCGGCGGCAACGGAGCGCCCGGCGCAATCTGGCTGAACTACTGATGACGACGCGCCGCGCGTTCCTGACTGGGGCAGTGGCGGGTTTACTGGCTCCCCCCCGCCGCGTGCGGGCGGCGATCTCGTACGCCACTGGCCAGCTGATCCCCGATCAGCGCTCGCCGTACATCCTCGACGTGCACTTCAGCGAGGGGCAGTCCTGGCGCACGAACGCCTTCAGCAGTTACGGCGGGTTCGCCCTCCCGCACAGCGCCCCGGTGGCGCTCAAGGTCTCCAATATCGGAACGCCGACCTTCAAGCCGGGGCCGCTCTCTAATGGGGCCGGCATCAGCCTGCCGACCGGCACCTTCACGGGGTTTACGAATTACGCGGCGACCGATCAGGTGTCAATCGGGCGCGCGGCGGTGCTAGCGCAGCAATTGTTGCGGGCGGGAGCCGGCATCGCCACGTCGCCAGTGCTTGAGTACTGCACCGCCTTCCCGGGCTCGACGTGGACCTCCGGGCTCGGCGGCGGCCTAGCTCCCGGCCCGACCTGCAGCGGGAGCATCTCCGGAACGACGTTAACTCTCGGCACGCCGACCGGGGGGGTCTTCGTGCCGAACCAGCAGGTCAGCGGCACCGGCGTCGCGGCGCAGACGGCCATCTACGCGCAGCTTACCGGGCCATCCGGGGACGCGGGTACGTACAGCCAATTCCTCTACTCGACGCTGCTCGACAGCGCGGGCGGGCAGAACATCAATTTTGCGAGCGTCGCGGGTTGGACGGCGGTCGGGTACTCGCTGTTCGGGGTCTTTTACCTGACTTCAGTGACCGGGACGATCAACCCCGGTGATGTCGTCACGGCCAGTAACGCCGGCTCCCCGGGGATACCGGCCGGCACGACCGTGCTCGCGCAGATCAGTGGTTCGGCCGGCGGCATCGGAACGTACGCGTTCTCGCTCCCTCAGACCGTCGTGAGCGAGACCCTCGCGTGTAAGGGGGTGTCCTGGGCCAATATGCTGACGATCATCGCCGCGGCCGCGGCGCTGGTGCCGAATGGCAAGATCGAGAACCTGAGTTGCTCCTCGGTCGGCTATACGCAGGGCGCGTCGACCGACAACACCGACACTGGGAAGGTCGGCGACCTGACCGACATGCTGCAGGACTACGACGCACTGCTCGGCAACACGACCGATTACTACCTCGGGCTGCCCTCGGCGCAGACCCAGCAGACCCAAATCAACTCATCGTATTTCGGCACGGTGGAGTTCTGCAGGACGCACGCGCCGGGGCAGGGCGGGACGTGGAGCGGCCGGTGTTTTTTCTCGGCCTCGTCTTACCCCTGGCCCTTCGTGACGGACCCGACCGACCCGGCCTACGGCAACATCCACACCGGCCCCTACGGCACGGTGCGCTGGGGCGAGTGGGAGGGCTACGTCCGCTGCCTGACGCGCGACCAAGGCGTCGCGTTCACGCCGCTGTGGCAGAGCCTCGGCGCGGCGGTCTCGGTCTCCGGGCAGGTCATCACGATCCCGTTCGACCGACCGGCGGGGGCGGATTTCATCTCCGGGGTATTGAGCTGGTCGTCGGGCGACTGGAACGGCGTCATCGCCGATCCGGGCCTACTGGCCAATTATGGCTTTGTCGTGAAGCGAGGAGGTTCGTCCCTGACCTTGACGAGCCTCGTGATCAGCAGCCTGAACATCATCATCACGGTCGCCGACGCGTTATCCACAGGGGACGCCTTGGAGGTGTCGTACGCCTGGTACGGCCTCGGGGGCACGAACCCGGGGCTGCTATCGGGCGTTCGGGGCAACCTGGTCATGGCGGGGCCGCCGAGTGTGCTTTTTCCTGGCAAGACGATCGACGCTTGGGCCGTGCCGTTTCTGGCAGACGTCGCGGTGCCATGAGCGAGCAGAAATTCGTGCCCGAAGCGGCCGGGCTCGGCGCCGGCGTGCCGTCGGATCTGCGCGAGCGCGTCGCGTCGCTGGAGACGGCGCTGGAAACGGCGCTCCAGGAAATCAGGCCGACCGGCGAGCGAGATTTGACGATGGCCAGCGTATGAGCGAGCAGGATTCCGTCCCGGAAGCGGGCCCGAAAGGCGCGCCGCTGTTTCGGTTCTCGCCGACGATCGAGCTCGGCCACCTTGTGCAGGTGTTTGCCATGTTGCTGATGATCGGCGGCTGGGCGATCGTCGGCTACCAGGCGGTGCAGAAGGAACTGGATCAGCAGCAGGCCGAGCTGGCGCTGTTCAAGCAACGGCTCTCGGCCGACGAGGCGCTGGCGGCCGATTGGCGCGATGCCGAGCGCGGCAAGGTGACCGAGATCCGGCAGCAGCTCGGCAAGATCTCGGACCAGATCGGCGACTTGCGCACGCTGGTTGCCAGCCAGGCGCACGATGCGTCGCGGCGCTAGCGGCGTGCTGCTGGCCTTGGCGGTCGGCGCCTGCGCCGCCGCCGTTCCGCCGGTCGCACCGCCGCTCGCGACGCCATTGTCTCGCGATACGTGGGGCGGCCAACGCCGGCGGCTGCCTGTCGCGCCGCTTCCGGGCGGCACGGTCGACGCCCGCCTCGAGGCGATCGAACGGCAGGTGCGGGCCTTGCGCGACACGCTGGCAGTACAGCCCTGACCGTTTGCGTTTTGTTTGGGAGATGCCGATGACGGCATGGACGCTCGGCGTCGGTCTGCTGACGCCGCTGTGCGAGCGCCTGTTCCACTGATGGCGAAGCACCTGAAGCCGTGCGGCGCGTGCGGCGGGCGCGGCAGCGTGCGGCGCGAGCCGCGGCGCCTCGTCGTCGGCGGCATCGCAACGCCCGATCCGTTCGACACGCGGCGCGAGGAATTGTGCGGCCGCTGCCACGGCAGCGGCGCGGTGCCCGATGCCGGCCCGGCCGACGAAAAGCCGGCGCCGGCGATCGACCACGGCGATTGCTGCTTCTGAGCTTTCTGGGGATCGCATGGCATTGCAGCCGTTCGACTGCGTCATCGACGTGTCCGACAACAACCCCGCGATCGATTGGCCGGCGGCGCGGCGCGACGGCGTCCGCATCGCCTTTGTCAAGATCATGCAGGGGCCGGAGACTTCCTATCCGTCCGGGCCGCGGCAGCTCGCCGCCGCACATGCCGCCGACGTGATCGCGATCCCCTACGCCTTTGTGCCGGGGGTCGCCGACCCTGCCGCCTATGCCTTCGAATTCGCCGCGCGCTCCGGGCTGGGTCCCGGCATGCGCTTCATGCTCGATTGGGAGGGCCGCGCGTCGCAGACCTGCCCGGCACGCGTCGCCGAGGCGATCGGCGCCGCGTTGGCGGCGATCGCCGGCGACAAGCCGATCGGCTATTGGGGCCTGCCGGGCGCGACCCCGGCACTGCCAAGCGCGGCGATGGCAGGCTGGTATCGCTTTATCCCGCGCTATCCGCGGCCGGCGTCGCGCTGGCCGGCATTGCCCTCGGCGGTCGTCGCCAACCCGCTGCGCTGGTGGGGCGAAGACGGCAATCTGCCGCGCTTTGCGCAATACACCGCGGTCGGCCAGGTCGCCGGCATCCGGGGTGCGGTCGACCGCAGCGTGATCTTCGCCGAAACGCTCGAGGCGGCGCTCGCCTGGGCGCGTGGCGCGATGCCGCAAGCGGTCGGCGCAACACCGAAGCCGGCGGCCGCCGCCGCCGACGACAGCGAAGCGGCGGCCGAAGCGCTGAACCGGGCCGAGCTGTCGACGCTCGCCGTCCCTGGCTGAATCGGCCGCACCCGAAGCCCGCTGACGCACGGCAGCGCCGGCGGCACTGGGGTAGCCGACACCCGCATTCCCTGCATCCCACGGCCGCCTGGCGCGGCCGGTTTTTGTCGAAAGGACGAAGCCATGTCGTTTCTGCTGCCGATCATCGGCGAGGTGACGCCGATCATCGATATTACCGATGCGATCGCGCATGCGATCACCGACCTGCTCGACAAGGCGAAGGCGATCGCGCATGGCGACACCTCGCAGATCGTGCCGGCGCTCGAGGAGGCGAAGGCCGACGTGCCGGCACTGGTCAAGGCGATCACCAGCGGCACGATCGCCGCCCCGGCGCCGCCGCCGCCACCGGGCGGGGCCGGAACCGGCGGCACGAGTGGCCGCGTCTCGGCCGGCGCCGCATTGGCCGGCCTGGCGCTGGCGGCCGCCCTGATGCTCAGCCTCGGCCTCGGCGGCTGCGGTACGCCGGCGCCGGTCACGACGACAACGCCGACCGTCACCCCGGTCACGCTATCGAGCGTCGCCGGCGACGCGCAACTGCTCGGCAAGGCGGTGGCGGCGATCGGCAACCAGCTCGGCGGCGCGACCGGCCAGACGATCGCCGCCGAGGCGACGCAGATCGCCGATCTTGCCGGCGGCGTCGCAGCGGCGCAGGGCACCGCAAACCAGTTCGTCGCCCTGGTGCAGGCGGCATTGAGCCTGGTGCCGAATGCGGCGCGCACCGGCACGCTCGGCCAGATGATTGCCGACGCGCAGACCGTGCTCGGCGCGGTTCAGGCGGTCGGCTCGATCGTGCCGCTGGCGCAAGACCCGGTCGCGGTCGCCGCGGCACGGCTGCGGCTGGAAGCGGCGGTTGCGGCGCGATGAGCGACCCGCATCTGCGCTACCTCGCCGCGCTCGAACACCTCCGGGAGCGCGACAGGCAGCGCAGCGAGGCCAGGCGCATCGCCGCCGAGACCGAGGCCGGGCATATGGCCCCGGCCGTCGCACGCGTGCTGCTGCTCGCGCTGCCGCTGGCGCTCGGCGGTTGCGGCGGGCTGCCGATGGCCTTGTCGTCCGCCGCCGGCGCATTGACCGTCGCCAAGGACGTGTTCGACCTCGACGTGTCGGTCCACCAGGCGACGCCCGGCAAGGTGCCGCTGGCGCAGGCCTTGCGGCCGCCGCCGGCGGTGTCCGGCCCGGTCGTGCCGAACCCATGACCCGCCTCGCGTTCGGGAGGCTGCCGCTCGCGGCCTTCCTGGCCAGCGGCCTGCTGGTCCTGCTTGCCGGCTGCGCGGCGCCCGCTTCCGGCGGCGACCCCTACCTGCATTCCGAGGAGCCGGCATTCGCCGCCTTCTGCGCCGCGCACCCGCATCACGGGACCTGCCCATAAATGGCCGCGCTTAACTCAAAACTCCGTAGCGTCGCCTTCACCACCGATGGCTCCGCGGTTGGCATCGCGTTCTGGTGTCCAGGCTGCGGCGAGTCGCACGCTGTCTGCACGCGAGGAGACCCGGCGTTACGTCCGGTTTGGGGCTGGGACGGGAATATCGCTGCGCCCACGATCACGCCGAGCATCAAAGTGACGAAGGGACACGGCCACAAGCCGCCCGACGTATGCCACTCGTTCGTCCGTGCCGGCAGCATCCAGTTCCTCGGCGACTGCACGCATGCTCTGGCTGGGAATACGGTGCCGCTACCGGACTGGCCCAGTGCTAGCGACGAGGACGAGTTTTACTTGGCGGCTCCCCATGACAAGGTGCCGCTGCCATGACGCCCGAACAGCGCGCCGAGCTCGAGGCGGTGAACGCGCAAGTCAACGCGATCCCCTATGTCGACATGCCGCCGGGCGAGCCGCCGGATCTCTATATCGACGAGCCCGCTCCCGGGGATGGCTGGGTGTGCCGCATGTATGCGCAGCGCAAGGCGACGCTGCTGCGCGCGGCCGGCTGGCCGGCGTTGGACCTGACCGAGGTGTTGTGCTACGTCGAGACCGGTGAGCGCCACGCGATCCTGCGCGTCATGGTCGACGGTCCCACGGGCGCTGAGGCGTGGATCCTCGACAGCCGCTTCCCGGACATCACGCCGATGCAGCCACCGCGACCGGGCTATCGCTACGAGGCCGAGCAGGTCGCCGGCACGACGCGGTTCGCGGCGATCGCATGACGGGCACAAGTTTGGCGTGTGCTATGCTGCGCGGCATGCGTGTGCTGTCGTCCATCGCGCTCGTCGTGGCCGCTGCCGCCGGCTGTGCGCCGGCCTCCGCGCCCGGCGCCGCCGCGCCGCCCCTGTCGCCGGCGACCCCGATGGCGGCGAGCGTCACGAGCTGCCTGGTGCCGGGGTGCGACGCGACGGCGTTCATCGTCGCGGCGATCGACGGGGCGCGGCGGGAGATCCGCGGCCAGGCCTACAATTTCACCAGCGCGCCGATTGTCGCGGCATTGGTGCGCGCCAAGGCGCGCGGCATCGACGTCGCGATGCTGCTCGACAAGATCAGCCCGTGCCAGCGCGGCGCCGGCGCCGACGCGCTGGCGGCGGCCGGCATCCCGGTCATGATCGACGCGCGGCCGCGCATCGCGCACAACAAGGTGCTGATCATCGACGCCGGCACATCGGCGGCGCGGCTGATCCTCGGCAGCTTCAACTTCTCGGCCGCCGCGATGCGCAACGCCGAGGACACCAACCTCGTGTCGTCGCCGGCCGTCGCGGCGCAATACCGCGCCTATTGGACCGCCCGCCAGGCGCTGTCGACGCCGTTCGGCGCGCGCGAGCGCTGGTGCCGCCCGCGCCGGCTCAGCTCGCCAAGCTGATGATCGATATTGCCACGGGCCAGGTCGAGGACAAGCCCGACTCGCGCCCGGGAACCCTGAAGCTGCCGATTTTTGTGCCGGCCTTAAATGAAGGAGATTAGTTATGTTTTCTCTGACAATCCGACTCAAGAATGGTCGCATAATTAAAGATCCAAGTGCGATAACGGCCGGCGAAACACCGAAGGTGGGCGATCTAATCACGCATCATGTGAGCGACAATCCGATCACATTACGCATCCTCCATGTTCTTTCGCCGTCGCCAATCCCTCCGTCAACCTTAACGATCGACGAAGTGGAGGCTGCCGAAATGTCGGGAGAAGAAGTGAATGCGGCAATCCACCCAAACGTGAAGGCGGTATGGCATTCCTGCCGGATCGAGTTGCCGGATCGAGCCGAGCCTCATTGGGTGCTGGCCGTACAAACCGATCTCGT